AATAGTCGTGCAATGGCTCATAAGATTTCATCCTATATTAAAAATATAACTATTCAAGATTTGGTTAAGAGAGTTGAAATAATATATGATCCCGATCCAAATGGTCCAGAAGGATATGCAACCAGAGATAAAACAGAAAATATATTTTTCGTGTCAGGGAAAACATCGAAAACAGTAGAGGGTTTACCATGGGTTTTAAGATTACATCTCAGCAAGGAACAATTAATAGATAAAGAAATTACTATGCTAGATATTAAAACGAAGTTCGTTGCATGGTGGAATGATCAATACGGGGATGTTAAGGGACTTAAAAAGGGAGAACGAGAAGTTATTACAATGATATCTCAAATTGCGATAGCATCAAACCTTGATAACAGTAAAGCTCCTATGATTCATATAAGATTTGATTTGAATAATTTTACTAGCGCAAGTATTATCGAACTTCAGAATATCATATTGAATAACTTTAAATTGAAAGGAATTAAAGGTGTTGATAATGTCGAGAAAATAGATGAACAACAATACATAGATTTTGATCCTGTCACTGGAGATGTAACTAATACAAAACAAAATGTAGTTATGACTAATGGTGTCAATATGATTGATATACGATATATTAATGGAGTTGATTTAACCAAAACAATTTGTAATGATATTGTTGAAGTATATCATACTCTTGGTATTGAAGCTGTTAGATCAGTATTAATTAAAGAATTATTCGGTGTATTCGAAACAAGTGGAAGTGTAAACTATCAACATATCGAATTATTAGTAGATATCATGACTAATACAGGAGGATTAACTTCAATTGATAGGCATGGTATTAATCGTCTTGATACAGATCCATTATCAAGGGCATCATTTGAAAAGACTATTGAACAATTATTAACTGCGGCAGTTTTTGGAGAAGTTGATTATATGAGGAGTGTATCTGCTCGAATAATGGCTGGTAGAGTTATTGCGGGAGGTACTGGATTATGTGAATTATTATTGGATCATGAAATGATAGAAAATACTGAATACACGGAAGATTACAGTACACCAGATATAGCTTCAAAGGCATATACAAGAATAGTACCGAGCGGATTGATGAATGATTTATTAAATAGGGAATCGGTATTTGGATTTATTCCTGTTAAAAGTTAAAGTTACATAATCAAACAACTACGACCTAATTTTCTAACATAAAATCCCACACTTGTTTCATCAAAATATGCTGGTACCACACGTAAACCATTTTTATTTAAATAATTATTAATAATTTTAATATCATTATTTCTTTTGTTTAATATATCTCTCACATCAACATTTTCACCAGTAAGATTTAAAGTGTCTTCGATATCTGTAAAAGATACCACATATTCATCTATAATTAATCCATTATTCATCTGTTTGCATACATCTATTGCTATTAGATTAGCTATTAATTTAATAATTTTCTTTTTTTTTATAAGATAGGATTCATTTGCCATTTTCATCAGGTCTTTTATGTAAGATTCTTGGAAAACTGTATCTTCATAAATCTTATCTAGTTTATTTTCTTCGATATCCCTTTTAATTTTCAGATTTAAATGTTCAACAATTACCCAATTTACTGGGAAATTGATAACAGAATATCCAATATCCTTATTACATAAAGGACATGTTGATCTTGTTTTGAGAGATTTACTAAGAGCATTTCTTTCAAAAGTATGTCCACAAGGAGTGATAATTGGATGTTTATATTTTTCAAAAGTAATTGGACAAGTGAAATCTTGATCCATATATTAAAATATTATAGAAAAGACTCATTAGTATGAAAATATTTCATTTTTTTATAAAAAAATTGATAGCAATCATAAATAGATTGCTCTGCGATGAATATCGCACCACAAAGGTAATTTTTATAAAAAATTGATTATTGAACGCATTAAATCTATATATTGAATATATAGATTTAAATGGTTCGCTACATATTTGATTGGACTTTATTGAATTACTTGAATATAAAATCACCACGTAACTTAACAATAGATACATTGATGGAAATTATCGAAATGAGATTAAAGTCAGTTAAAAATATTTCATATAAATTATATGTTGATCCTAAATTACAGGAAATATTAAAGATACCAAAAGAAAATCTCGATAGATTAAAGAAATATAATGGTTGTATTATATTAACTCTAACCCAAATTCAAAAATATATTATTACTAACTGTGCCACTAAACAACAACCACAACCACAAAAAAAACCAGTAAAAGATGATAATAAAACTGAAATGGATAAATATTTAGATATGGTGGAGAAAGTTGCGATTTAGAAAAAATGACCAAAAAATTGATTTTATTATTTATTGATCATACTTTTCCTATTAAATCATAATGGACACCTTATCACATTTTGAAGATGATTTGATGAAGTATCTAAATTTAGATCCTGAATGTAAATATACAGTAGATAGCTTATATTTTAAATTGAAGGAAAAACTGAAAAGAAACAAAAGTGGTTTTTTCGTATTGGATGATAGTTTATGCAAAATATTACAATGTGGATTCCCAAGTTGTAATACCAGAAGATTAAAATTATTGTTAGAAAATAAAAAAATAGATAAATTAGATGAGGAAATAATTAATAATCTAAATAATCCAGTAATAATGCTAATAGTTTAAAGTTTCTTTAATTTTTCAACTGCTTTAATATTATATTTATATTTCATTTCATCATAAGTTTTTCCTTTAGATATTTTAACTGTAGGGTTTTTATCTATAGCTTGTTCATATAGTTTATATATTTTAGTCAATTTAGGTCTTTTATGATGATATATTTTTTCATAATTATTCCCATATTTTTTTGCTAATATATCTATTTTCTTTACATCTTCAAATGTTAATTGTGGTCCCATTGTAACTGCTGGACACTTTGTATCGATATAACAATCCAAAATCGGCAAACGGAATAAATACCAATCCCAATGTTCTCCTCTTCCTGGTATGAAGAAATCGTTACCATTGCCAACTGCATCGCCATAATAACCCTGATATTTAATTCCAAAAGGATCAATATAACCATCGGTCCATAGATTAGATAATCGTTTGATGTAGAAATAATTTATTAAAGTATCGGGATCAAAATAGAGTGGTCCATTTTCATCTAATTCATGTGATATTTGACCACTAAATGGATTCCATTTATAAGGAAATTGGAAAGTGTCTTTAATGGTATATTTCTTAGAAATTGGTAAGGGTGTTAACAATATTGGATCAATTTTATCTCTCCTATATGACTCATATAGATTCATATAATACAATTATATTATACTCTATAAATATTTTTTCATATCAATTTTTTGCTTTTATGTAATAATTGCAGCATTGCTTTTATGAAATAATTGCAGCCTTGCTTTTATTCCTAGTTTATTCCATCCAATATCATCGTATAAGTATCTTTTATTGTATCATTCACATAACACATTGCTCCAATTACAATATATCCTCCAAGTTTTTTTGATGTATCATCTATTCCCGAACTTATAAATCTATCGAATTCATTTAATAATATTATTCTCAATGATTCCAAATCATCGATATCACTTAAATTTTCGTTAAAACCGATTAAATTCGGAATTATTTTATGTGCTAATAATGAATTATCTTCCTTGAATGCTTTCCATATTTTGCGTCCTTCATTATATATTTTATTGATATCAATTTTGGTAAATGATTTAAATATATTTATATCTAAATATAGACCAAATTTATCATATTTAAAAAATATTTCAGTTATTTTTAAGTTAATATTTTGTTCTGCTGTTAGTTCTAATGTATCATCAAACGAAACACCTGAATCCATTAATAATTTTACTTTTTTATTTATTTTATCAATTATAGATTCATCGAACGGTTTATTTGTATAAGGATCATTATAGATGCCATTTATTATTAAATTATATAATGATTTAATATTGAAACATCTAATATAACCATTATCGACATATGAAAAAATTAATTCTTTATCGAATTCGCAAGCTTCGACTTTAATATTGTTATCATCGTATTTCCACAACGTTTCCAAACTTATAATATCTATATGATCATTAGATAAACATATATTATTATATGCTGGTCCGGATAATTCTTTATTTAATAAATCCATTATAATAATATGAAGATAAAAAAATTGACCACATAGGGTAATTTTTTATAAAAAAATTGACCACATAGGGGTAATTTTTTATAAAAAAATTGAAAAATAAACAGTCTAAAGAAATAACTTATATATCAAAATCACTATAATATACAACCCGAAATGAGCAGAAACGAAAAAGTAACTATAAAGCTAGAGAATCTAGATGTTAACAAAATCACTTGTACAAAGCTACAAAATAATGAACGTTCTAAAAATCAAAAAATTGCATATGTCAATTATACTGCAGAAGGTGGTGCAGAGAGAAAGCCTCTCCTCCAGACTCCAATAGTAACACTATCAACTTATGGTATTCCTAGAAAACCAGCAGAAGATGATGCCAAAGCAGCAGCATTTGATCGTACTTTTATCAAAGTGCCAATGGATCCAGAAACACCAGAAGGAAAAATGATGTTAGAAAAGTTTACTGAATTAGATGATTATATCAATAATAAGCAAAAGCTTAAATTATTTGAAAATCAAAAATTAGCATCAGGATATGATTATTTATCGATTGTTCGCAGATCATCAGAAGATGATACTATTGATCAAGAAGATAAGGATAAGAAACAATATCCTCGTCCACCATATTTCAAAGTAAAATTAGATGTTGATTATACTACAAAGAAGATAAATACTAAAGTATACTTGAAGACTACTGGACCAGGAGCTAAGAGAACACTTCTGACAGACATTGAAACAATTGATGATCTTACAAAGTATGTTAGATATCAGTCGAAGATTCGTATGATTCTAATGCCAAATAAGGTATGGGCAGCAAACACCAAACTTGGGACATCACCCAAGAAGAATTATGGTATGTCACTTAAGGTTATGCAACTAGAAGTAGAACCACCAGTCACCAACAGTATTAAGGATATGTTGAAGGACGATGCTTTTGTTGATGATGAAGAGAATGTAGAAACTCATACTGAAAATGTACCTGCGGCAACAGAACAACAAGAGGAATTTCAAGATGAACATACAGATGAACAGGAAAATCAAGATGATGACCCAGCACCAGAACAAGAACAA